GAGGAGCCGAAGTTCGAAAAGGAATCATACGGTCAGGAGTTCGGTTACTGTCCGCACTGCGGATCATCAGAGTACCACGACACGGACCTGCTCAAGTGCTCGGTCTGCGGTGAGACGGTGGAAGACCCAGCAGAGTGCTACTGCGAGGACTGCAAGCACGAGACGAGGGTGGTCGTTACGGATGCGTTCACGAAGCTGGCGAACCGCACGGATCTAACGCTCGGATCGGCATGGAGAGCCTATAAAGGTGCAGCGAACGATGAGCCGAACAAACCATTGGTGTTTTATATCCTGGCACAGTCGATAATCGACCTCGCAACAGAGCTCGAGTGCGGCTTCGATACCGCTTACAACATGATATCGGAATACGTTAACGACAGTCAGTTGATGAAGCTGAGGTGAGAGGAGAGATAGATATGGCAGATATAGATTTCGACAGAATCAAGGGAATGCACGATGCGCTTATGCGCATTTACACAATTCCGAGAATCAAGGAAAGAACGAACGCCGGCAGCTACGGTAATTGGTCTACCGATATGACTTACTTAGTCTCTGACGAGGCTGCCGCAATACTGATTGGCGCTGCCGAGATAGCCGATACGTTAAGAGAATGCACCGATGAATTGGTCGGCATACTGGAAAGCATAAACACGCACGTATAGAGGGGAGGAAAGATTCAATGGCAACAGCAGTAATGATAATGGGCGCATCAGGCTCCGGAAAGAGCGCATCGATGCGGAACTTCAAAGGGTCTGAACTGGGCGTTATAAACGTGGCGAACAAACCTCTGCCGTTCAAGTCAGACATCAACACCTACAACACCGACAGATACGAAGTCGTTGAACAACTGCTCAAGAAAGCGTCGGTGAAGTCGATCGTCATCGACGACAGCCAGTATCTGATGGCAAATGAGTTCATGCGTAGGGCAAAGGAGACGGGCTATCAGAAGTTCACCGACATCGCTCTGAACTTCTGGTCGCTCATCGACATGATAAACAGAGAACTGCCCGAGGACGTCATCGTCTATTTCATGCACCATACCGAAACGGACATGAACGGCAACGAAAAGGCGAAGACGGTCGGTAAGATGCTCGATGAAAAGATAACGGTCGAGGGGCTGTTCGCCATCGTCCTGAAGACGGTAGTGGTCGACGGCAAGTACTCATTTGCCACCAGGACGAACGGATCGGACTCGGTCAAGACCCCGATGGGCATGTTTGACGAGCAGTATATCGAAAACGACCTCAAACTGGTCGACACCAAAATCAGAGAGTTCTATGGACTCGGAAAGGAGAAAAAGTGAGCACATCTTTATTCAACTACATTCAGCAGATAGACGATATCATCGCCGGCGCGACTGACGAGGACGGGGTCATCGACTACGAGTCCATCAAGGACGAATTTGAGGCTCTGACGCTCAAAAGGGACGAAAAGATAGACAATATCATCTCCTTTATAAAAAGCCGTAAGGCGATGGCCGAGGCGCTCAAGGCGGAAAAGAATAACATCGCCAAGCGTCAGCAGCAGGCGGAGCGTGAAGTCGAGCGCATGAAAGAGTACCTTGCGTTCTGCCTCGATGGCTCGAAGTGGGAGAGCACGGCCGGCAAGGTCAGCTACCGCAAGAGCCAGCAGGTCGTTATCGACGACGTCGATGCTCTGCCCGCGGAGTACATCAGGATCGAGCGTGTGCCGAGCAAGTCAGCCATCAAGGAAGACCTGAAGCAGGGCGTCATCGTTGACGGGGCCCACATAGTCGACAACATCAACGTAACTATAAGGTAGGTGACGGTATGGGCTTAGCTTATCTGCCAGACGGCAGACGGATGCAGTATGAGGAATACCTGCGCACGAACGAGTGGAAGCAGAAAAAGGCGAACCGGCTCGCATTCGACAACTGGTCGTGCGGTTTCTGCCACAGGCCTATAAAAGAGGGCGACAGGTACGAGACTCATCACATCAAATACAACAGATTAGGACATGAGCAGATAGAGACGGATATCGTCTCGCTCTGCCCGAAATGTCACCAAGACTTCCATAACTCTTGGAAGAAAACCAACTACTGGGAAGAGACACCGATTACGCATTGGAAAGAATACAGCCTCGAGGACACGGCTCGTCTGTGCGCCGAGAACATCGAGAACGATATTCTGCTCGGTGGCGAGTACAATCTCTGCTCTGACGATGTCATCTGCGGGTTTATAGACCAGTACTACAGAGAAAACGAAATATCGACGCCCATATTCATCTACGAGAACGACATCAAGTTGTTCTTCAGGAATAAGAGGTACGAGATCCTCTTCGAAGCGCAGGCCAACGGCGTGGATCTCGAGGACATGCTCGATGAACGCTACGGCAAGAAGGGCGGCAAGGGCGGAAACCCGCTCAGGGCGAACGCTCGCAAGTTCTTCACCAAGCACAAGCCCTCAGCGATGAAAAGGATCTACAAAGAGAACGCTAACGTAAACATCCTCATGGAAGAGGTAAGAAAAATAACAGGAGGAAAACAGAAATGAAAAAACCGATGGGATATGACGAAGCACAGGTCAGCGGAGAGTTCGTACCGGTAACACCAGGCGGACACTACTGCGTTATCAAGAGGGTAGACGAAGCGATCAGCTCGAACTCCGCCAAGCCGATGATTATCGTATACTTCGACTTCAGTGGCAAGGACCTGCAGGAGGGCTACTTCACGAAGTCCTATAACGATGACGTCAGAGAGGACAAAACATGGCCGTTCGCAGGACGCAAGTACATCATGGTCGAGGACTACAAAGATCCGAACAAAACGAGCCGTCAGTTTAAGACATTCTGCTCGACAGTTGAGAACTCGAACGAGAACTTCGTCGTTCAGTGGGGCGATGATTGGGGCGAACAGTTCAAGGGCAAGCAGGTCGGCATTATCTTCGGTAGAGAAGAACAGGAATACGACGGCAAGGTCACAATGAGATGTCTGCCGAAGTGGTTCTGCAAAATCGACGCAGTAAAGGACGCAAAGGTGCCTGAAGACAAACTTCTGAAGAAACCCGACCCGAAGCCGTCGGCATTCGAGCCGTTAGACGATAGCGACATGCCGTTCTAAGCAGCAGGAGGAGGCAGATGGGGAAAGAATTTAAAGGTTACGTTCTCCTTCACAAAAGTCTGCTTGAAAGTGCAATCTGGAACAGAAACGAAGTATTTGACCGCAGGTCCGCCTGGATCGACTTGATCCTGAGGGCCAACTACGAAGACAAGACCGTCATGAGCGAGACCTGCGATCAGATAACTGTTCACCGAGGTCAGCTGCTCACATCGCAATCAAAACTGGCTGAAAGATGGAATTGGAGCAAGAGCAAAGTTCACCGATTTCTTGGAACGCTAAAAAACGCAGAAATGCTGTTTTATGAAACGGTGGAGTGGGGCAAAGGTGGAACGCTAATCACAATCCATAATTACGAGTATTATCAGGATTTCGGCAACTTTGGGAACGCAAATGGAACGCAAACGGAACGCAAGCCGACCTCGTCCCGGAACGCAAGCCATGCACAACTAAATAAATATAAAGAAATAAAAGTAAATAAAGTAAAAGGGGGCGATGACCGGTGGCGGTAGAAAAGTGGAGAGAGTTCATCGACGAGGACGAAGTCAGAAAGGCTCTGTCGATATTCAAACCCGACAACCAGTTATTCGAGATAAGGATCCTGCAGAAGAGGAACGGCAGGACGAAAATGATAAGCGGGTACTTTAAAGGGCCCGACAAGTTTTTCGAAAAGGCGAGGCTCGTCGACTTCAGAGATACGAATATATACTTCTCGCTCGGCTATCTGAACGAGGCTCTGTACTCAAGGACGCAAAGAGACACGCTCAGGTCGGTCTCGACCACGACGAGCGACAACGAGGTCGACGGCTACCAGTGGTTCTTCGTTGACCTCGACCCAGTGCGCCCCGCAGAGATTTCTTCAAGCAAAGAAGAATTGGAGTACGCAAGAGAGAAAGCAAAGACGGTAGCAGATTACCTTGAGACACTCGGCTTCGAGGAGCCCGTCAAGGCGAAGAGCGGTAACGGCTATCATCTGCTCTATAAAATCGGCATGGAGAATATCCCTGAGAACGTTACGACTATAGAAAACTGCCTCAAGGCGCTCTCCGATATGTTCGATGACGATAAAGTGAAAGTCGACACCACGAACTACAACCCGTCGAGGATATGCAAGCTGCACGGTACTCTGGCGCAGAAAGGAGCGAACTCTCCCGAGCGTCCGCACAGGATGAGCAGGATATTGAGCGTGCCGAAGGAGATAAGAATAACCCCGAGACGGTACCTTGAGAAACTCGCAGCAGAGATGGACGAGCCCGAGCAGGGGAGTCAGCGTGAACGGGTCGGGACGCAGTATCAGCGTTTCGATATTCATGAATGGCTCGGCAGATACGGGCTGACGTATCGAACAAAAGAAGGGCTCAGGGCGAAAGAGATCCTTGAGCTCGATGCCTGCCCGTTCGATCCGAACCACGTAAACGGCGATGCTAAAGTGTTCATTTACCCAGACGGCAAGATTTCGTTCAAATGTCACCACAACTCCTGCAGTGGTTATAAGTGGCAGGACGTCAGAAAGAAGTTTGAGCCAGACGCTTATGAGCGTTCGGAGTTCGATGACAGATACGATAGAGGATGGAAAGAGCACAACCGCAACAAGCCAGCAGGTCTGCTCGATCCGAAGCCCGTCGACCCAACCACGGTCGAGGATGCCGTCAGGATATTCAGAACGGCTTCAGAAATACTGCTCGACCCCGAGCCCGAATACGAATACATCAAAACGGGCATTCTGACGATCGACAGGCTGATGGCAGGGCTCGCCAAAACGGAACTGTCAGCCATAAGCGGTCTGACGGGGTCGGGAAAGTCAACGTTGCTCTCACAGATAATGCTCAATGCGATAGACAACGGGCATCGTGTCGTATGCTACTCGGGCGAGATGTCGAACAAGAAATATCTGAACTGGATGATAAGGCAGGCAGCAGGCAAGACGAACACCGTCGCATCCGACCGCATCGACGAGGAGTATCACATCAAGAGCACGGAACTGCAGCGGGCGATCGCCGAGTGGATGGGCGATAACTTCCGCCTGTACGATAACCGGCAGGGCAACGACTTCGTGAAGATCCGCAACGCTCTCGAGAAGGCACTGGTAGCCACGGAGGCAGACCTGTGCGTCATCGACAATCTGATGATACTCGACCTCGACATGATGGATAAGGACAGGTACGAGGCACAGAAAAAATTCGTGGTTGCGCTCAAGGATCTCGCCCTGAAGACGAACACGCATATCCTGTTCGTCGCTCACCCCAGGAAGCAGTCGGGATGGCTGAGGCTATCCGACATAGCAGGGTCAGCGAACATCGGGAATATCCTCGACAACGGCTTCGTCGTGCACAGATGCAACGAAGCGTTTGAGAAGATCTACAGAGAAGAGTTCGGGGAAAGCCCGTATACTGCGTTCTTTGATGAGCCGACGAACATTATCGAGATAGTCAAGGACAGAGAGCACGGCCATCAGAACAGGCTGATTCCGCTGTACTACGAAAACGAAACAAAGAGGCTGAAGAACGACCCGACAGAGAACTATATCTACGGATGGCAGGAGAGAAGCAAATGACAAAATACATTCTACAGAAAAAGATAGACAACGAATGGTACACCTACGGAACCTATACCGAAAAGAACATCGACACCCTGTGCGACGCCTATTCGGTGTGCAAAAGGGTAGCCGAGGACGTCC